CAGCCCCATGCGTTGTTGGGCAATGGCCGTGCTGACACTGGTGGCCGTCTGTGCGGCGGCGGTTTCCCTCGGTGAGGGGGGTGTTGGTGCGTGTGGTTTACCCATCGTCTGTTGCTCCGTTAAATTTTGATTGTTGCCACTGCCCGCGGCAGAGGACGGCGAGCGCTTCGGCCTCACCCGGGGCCCTTAAGTCAGCGAGCACATATTCACGCGCCCCCAGGCGGGAAAAAACGCCTCTGGCACGGTGGTTGTGTTCACTCATTCGCGCCACCAGCAGGCGTACGCCCCAGGTCGAGAAAGGCAGATCAAACACCCGATGCACACGCTCGCGGTTCGTCCAGTCGCGGCGGCTGGAAAATGCCGATAGCTCGACCACGCCGGTATCTGGATCGTAGTTGTGATAGACCATGCCAGCCACCAGCCCCTCGGTGGCGTTGGCAAAACCAAGGCAATAGCAGTTGTCAAAATGCCGTCGGCCCTGCCATAAACCATTTTCGACAAAGCGCTGAATCGCTTGCTGATGGTCATAAACTGGCACTATCGTACTCATACGATCACCCCGCCAGTGGAGTACAGCAGTTCAATCGATACGAGCTCGCAGTCGAGCTTGTCCCGCTGCTTTGAGGTGATCTGAATCTGCGGTGCCAGTGTTGCCCCCTGGGCGGCGATGCTCTCCCAGCGGCGGCGGTAATTCCCGGCCAGCGCTTTGACGGTTTCAGGGCTGCTGGAGAGTTTCCAGGGGGTTGCATCCCACCGGGCAATGTTCCATTTAGGGGGGGTATCGCTCAAGGTTTGTTGCTTCGCAGCGGCTGTTACCCCTTCGGGCGGGGGTGGGAAAATAATACGGTAGTCTCTGGCCAGACTATGGCGCACGGCCCCCGGATCACCTTTCCAGGTGACGCGCAGGGCATGCGCAACTTTAAAAAAACCGGGGGTCTGCAGAGGGTCAAATGCCAGGCAGGCTCGACAGTAAAAAGGTTTATTACCCTCGTCAAAGCCACCTACATCCGCTTGATAGATGTTCCCATCAGGGCCGCCGTAATAGATATTGCCTTTAAAAAACACCATGGTATTGAGATGCCAACCGGAAAACACCGACCAGGCATTGGTTTGTAGATTGACCACAAAACAGGCGTGGTTGCCGCCTGACTTTATCTCGGGGGTGATAATCGCAACGTTACGAGTATCGTCTTTGACAATGGACCAGCGCCCACCGGCGCCCGCTAACGTTACTGCTTTTTCCCAGGATTTAGCTATCGGTAGGGTTAAGGCGTAGGCACTTAGCCGAGACACATCTTTGCTAACGGCTGCCGAGATTGGAATCAATCCAGCCTCGGTAGCGATGACCAGTTCTCCCCCGACGCGCATCACCGCGTTAGCGTCCAGCGGCTTGCCGAGAAAATATACGCCCTCCAGCGTCCAGTGATTGACATCTCCTGGATTAATACCACTGTAGACCGCGAACTCTCCCGCATCAGTGACAAAAACACAGCGATCGCGCATTCCGCTACCGCTGTCAGAGGACCATGTCGCACCAAATAGTAGGCTGCCCCCTTGGTTGAATACACCCGATAAGGGTAATCGGCTGGCTTTACCACCGATAGCATTTGTGGCCAGATACCAAGCGGTCATCGTCCCTTTTTGAATGAAGAAGACCCGGTTATGGTAAGCCCAAACAAAGGATAGTTTATGGCTCGGCACGCCGGTTATTTTAAAAGGAGAGGAGGGCTCATCAAGCCACTGTGAGCCGTTATAGATAACCATGGCGTCGGCACCATTGACCATCAGCAGAAAAACACCGGCGTCATTCTCTACCGTTAACGTCGAGATGCGCCCCGAAGTGAGTCTTTTGTTCACCTCAAACAATCCGGTGCCCATGTTGGCTTGATAGCAGTACTGTTGCGTGGCAACAAAAAGATGTTGTTTCCCAAAAGCGCTATAGGAGAGCATCGACACTATCGGATGTGGTGCTGTGCCACATACGAGCTTACTACCACCTCGGGGCGATATGCCGGTAGCGGTTACCCAGAAATTATCCAGTACCAGCGCGCTACTAGCCTTGGGAGCGGCGGCTGAGGTTTGCGTATAGAGTCCGGCGGTGGGCGCCGTAAACAGTTGGTTGTGCGCGTTAGCCTCGGCACCGACCTGTTGAGGTGGGTTGCGGCGTGCGGCGCGGGGTGGGTTGACCGTAGTCATATCTCGCCTCTGTCGGCTTTTACCGCAGCGATCAGATCGGACTCAAGTTCAGCTTGCACATCTTCATAAGGCAGCCCTTTTTGCCGGCGCCAGCGCCAAACCGTATCACGCTCCAGTAACGCAGCAGGAATAACGATCGTCTCCTCACCATCAACGGCCGCATCGCTACCCCGCAACCACTGCGTTGAGACATAGGTGGTTACCGCACCGCCCGAGGGCAATGCTGGCGCGAAATCAATACCACCTTGCGTTAAGCGGTAGTAGTATTGTTTAGAGGGTCGGTCGCCTATCATCGCCCACAAAGCCGTGTTAGTAACCGGTCGCAGCGGTATAAAATGGGTCGCATTTAAGCGCAGATCGCCTTTTTCAGATAGCTTTTGGAAATCAGCCGGTAGCTGGGTATGAGTAGCACCACCGGCAATCTGCCAGCGCCGCATCAACTGCGACCACTCGGCGCGGCGGCACAGTGACTGCCCGGCTTCGTTGATGAGCTCAAGAAGCTGTCGCGTTTGGTAATCGGGATTTAGCAGCGACACTGATGGATCGTCAATACCGACAGCCAGCGTAACGCGATGGAGTAATTGTCTGACGATCATGGCGCCGGTTTGCCGAAGTCGACGGTAGTACCCGCATAACGTGCCGCGAAGTCCTCCTGATTGGCGGCACTTATCAGCGTTTCCAGGTAATCGGAGGCCGCCTTGGCGCGGTCGTAATCGTTCTGCGCCGTATACACTTCAAACAGCACCGCTTGTAGAATAACCTCAGGCTGGTCTGCTAACAGCCAGGTTGTTGCATTCTGGTTCAAACTCGGCACCGATGCGTAGTAGAGGATCTCGTGCTCGGCATCCTTAAATGTCGATCGCAGGTACGTAGACTGCACTGCATACCCGCGCACATGCCCGCCTAACACCAGATTAATCGGTTTTTGCAAGAGTGTAGCGCCTCCTACCCGCACATCGCGTATCTCTTGGTAGTCCGCAGGAAGCGCTGCCAGGCCTTTTTCGGCATCGGTTTTCAACACCGCCTCTTTTTCCATTTTGGCAAGACGCAGTTTCTTTGATAGCAAGTCTTCGGCTAGGCCGATAAAGATCGCCGCACGCAGCGGTACATCAGCAACACCGGAACGCTCCACGATCTCGGTGATCAGTTCGAGTTTATCTTTAATCATTACAGTTTCCCTTTAAACGTTCTAAAAGCGCGGTTATCCGGATGGTTTAACCAGCGCTCAATAAATGCAGCATCGTTTTGCAGCTGCGCCTCATGCAGGTGCTCACCGTAAAACACATTGAGCGGAATGGAAGCGACACGCTGCCCGATACCATCATCAAAACGCTGGTGAAGGCTGTCGTTGAAAGCACGCGCGTTATCATCAATGATCGCACCAACCGGATAATCCGTACGAAAATGAACCCGGCCACCCTCAACCAGACGCCACACCGTGCGCCCCGAGGCGACGTCGTGGTCGACCAGCTCCCAAGCACCGTCGCGAACCACCATAGCTAACCCTCACCGGGGAGTGGGTCGTCGCGCTCGGCTTTGCCGGCGCTGATCAGGCGTTTGGCGGTCTCGACATCGACTTTAACCGCGTCGCCTCGACGATGCCGCAGGCCGACGTCGTCCCAAAAGTCGCGTAGCAGTCGAAGCGGTACCGGCTTGTCCAGCGCCAGCTCGTCAGCGAGCGCCTCGGGAAGGTTAAAACCCGCAGCCACCAAGGTTTCGGCGATGGTCTTCTTGGTCATACTGTGAGTGACATTAACCCCTTTATCAGCGGCGTAGGCCATCAGTTCGTCTTTGTGCATAGTAGTGTCTCCTAAAAAATGAGTCCGGTTAATGAAACGAGAGGCCAAAGCCTCCCGTTGATGGGCCTAGGTACTGGCGCTCAAGCCGAAGACATCGGCGATCACCCCCAGGCCTTTTTCGTTTTTCACACACAGCGTGCCTTCGCCGATGATAACGCCTTTAACCGCATCACCGGTTTTCGCCAGCTCTGGCACATTGTGGATTTTCGTCAACATCGGCATCGACAACAGCGATGGGTCGAGCAGATGAACATTAGCTGCCATCGCCGCGGTGCTTGCCTGGACGCGGTTGGGGACGATCATAACCTTGCCAAAATCACCTTCGTAGACGTCGGCGGTAGCAATGATCGTATTCCTTTTACCCGAGGCCGCGTAGCGAAACTGCGCTACATTGGCATCGGACATAAACGTCGAGAACACCGATTTGACATACGGCGCGCACACCGCGAACTTGACGTTACCCCCCGAGGTGTAGACTTGCTGCATGGTGTTGTCGAGCAGTGTTTTGGAGAAAGCACGCTTGCTACCTACCGTCGCTGCCGAGGTCAGTCCCGTCTTGTTGTCGAAACCGCCGTTGGCGCCGCCCTTGCCGCGGCTGACATTGGTTTCATAAAAAGATGCGAGTGATCCCAGTTTGCGCGTGCCGCCCGCTTTAGAGGCGGTGTTGTCGAGCAACGCATACTCAATATCCTTTCGCACTTCGATACCTTTTTTGAGTTTCTGATGCTTGACTTTTTCCGCATTACCGGCGTTATCGACCGCATTCTGCGTCCTCGAGACCACCCAGCTCTTGCGAAAAATCTGCGTGTGATTACCCAGACGTGCCGGCGTGTCGATAGCGTCAAAATCGAACTCGTCCCCTTCCGGGTGAAAATTCTCGCCAGGCGCCGCCAGGTCTTCGACCTCCCACTCGGGATGCGTTGATCGGGCTTTTTTCTTGGCGATCATTGAGTAGATCGGGGTGTCTTCCGGCGTGATGCGGCTAACGACATCCGAGAGCTCCTCGCGGTTACCGACCGCGTCGGTTGAGACAAATGTGTTGGTGAGTTTTGCCATGGTTTATACCTCTTTTAAAAACAGTGAAACGATCACTCGAAATCCACCTGCATGGCGTCTTCGAGTGTTCCGGTTTGTTGTAAGCGCCGCATCGCGTCGCGGTTCTTATTGGGCTTGCTTGCCGCCAGTGCGGCTCGCGTACCTCGGCTCGGCTTCTCCGCCAGACGCCGTTTGGCGTGCTTGCGGTTGTGCTCTGCCTGCTTGCCCAAGCGCGCATAATGCACCAATTGCAGGATGCGGTGATCGGCGGTGGTGTCGATCTCAGCTTCGGAAAAGCCGAACGCTAGCGCGGTTTTCCTGTTAGCTCCATCAAAAGCCGCCTTACGCCCCGGTTCCTTGAGCGCGGGCATCGCCGCCAGCAGTTTGTCGTTTTCCTGTGATCGATAGCGCTCGATTTCGGCAGCATCAACCTGAGAAACGTTGTCACCCACCGCATCGTTGGTGGCGTAGAACTGCTGCAGTTCACCCAGGGCGTGGTTGCGCAGGGCTAACTGGTATTGGTACTCGTTCGGGTTGCTTTGCGCCAGGGTCGGGTCCGGCTCTGGCGGTACTGCTGACTGTAAAAAGGCCAATACGCGCTGCTGGACATCTTCGATAGACGCTCGATAGCGGCCATAGTCTTCGCGCAATGCCTCCACCGCTTGGCGCTCTTTGGCCAGCGCCTCGGTCTTGTGGGTGTAGTCTTTCTGGCGAAAGTAGCCTTTTTTCAGCTCGCCGAGCGCAACCGTTGCGCCGTCGCCGAGGATGACCTCCACCTCGTCTCCGTCCTCAAAATCCTCACCATTCGCCGTCTCATCATCGCTGGATGTCTCCTCGGTGTTGGTATCGGGGTACTCGTCGGTTGGGTTAGCGTCGTCGGTTACGAGTGCATCTGCTGCGGTATCAAGGGTATCGAAACGGTCAGCGTCTCGGTTCTCGGTATCGGGGCTTTCTGCGATATCGTTATCGACAACCTCATCTCTATTTTCATGCTGTGACATGTTTAACTTTCCTCGTTGTGTTGTTATTGCTTTACCTGCCTAGGCGACAGTGCCGGGTGTTGGCAGCCGAGCCTTGCCCTCGGCAAGGGTCTTCAACTTCTGCCGCAAAGCGCGTATGGCGCGCACCTCAAAGACGTGTTGCAGGCGCCTGTCCTCATCATTGGTATTGATGACAGCGTCAATGGCGTCGGTTTCGAGGGCGTTCAAAATGGTGTTGATCAGTGGGTGGTTTAACAGATAATCCGCCTCGCCGTTGGGGTTATCGTGCGTCATGGCGGTGAATGTCCTCGTCAATGTCTATTGCGGTGTCGTATCGCGGTGTCGCCTGTCGGGCTCCTAACTTCTGGCGTTCCAACTGCATTTTCTCCCGATGTTTTAATAAATCGATCTCACCCTGCATCATAGCGAGCTCTCGCGCCTGCTGGGCCTTGAGCAGTTGTAACTGACTTTCGCGCTCGCGATCCGCCGCCCTGACCTGTAAATCAGCCTGCATCTGGGCGGCTTCGATTTGCAGCCGCGCTTGGGCTTTTTGCTGCTCTAACTGCATCTGCAGCTGGACTTTTTGCGTCTCCTCGCTGGGTTGGTTAGCCGCTTGTGCCAGCTTGGCGGCCATCTCCCGCTCGTCGGGTTGAGTGAAATACGGCTCGGCACTGGGAAAGCCCGAGGTCTCGACAATCTTTTCAAGCACATTATAGAGTTGCTGCGGTTTGACATAAGGGTTATCGGCGCCCATGGTACTCAGAAGCTCTTTTTGTAGCCCCAGTATCATTTTCAGCACGCTAAGGTCGCGCTCTCGGGAACCGGCACCAAGACCAACATTGACCTTACAATCCATATCGGCGTTCCAATAGCGCGGATCATAAGTCGCCCACTGCCCGCGCAAACGCACCGTCTGTGCCGCACCGGTATGCGCGATAACCAGTCGAAGCAAGCCTCTAAAAGCTTTGCGAATACCGCCGCGTGTCAGCGAGCGGATAGCCATCTCGGCCTGAGCAATACCGCTTTCAGAAATCAGATTGGCCGAGGTCGCAGTCACTTCCTGAAAGACACTCGGGTCAACGCCGCTCGACATCTCATTGAGGCCGGTGCGGTCGCGAATGACGTCATCGAGATACTCCATCATGGCGAACGACCGATCGGCGATGAAAGGTACCTCCGACCATTGAATGGCTTCGTTGACACTGACGCCTGGCTTGATCGTGATCGGCTTGCCAAAAGCCGGGTTGTAGACCGCTTCCAGGCCGCTTTCAGTAAGCCTTGAGGGGTCGATGGCCGGCTGCTTTTTGTTCTGCCAATAAATATTATCCAGCGTCTCGCGTAACAGGGCCGTCTTGACGCGCTGAATGTCGACGACATCCTCGGCCAAAGAGTGCCCTTCGAATTCGTGCGCACTGCGTTCAGCCACCACTTCGGCATAGGGTGCCTCATCGACCATGGTCAGGGACAGCAGGGTGTGGTTCAACGATCCCGCATCACTGCGCTCAGCCACACACGCCTTGTAGCGTTCAGCGATGCCGTCCCCATCGAGGTCGAGCTTGGCATACACTTCATAGACCAGCACTTCCTCCATAGCTTTGGCAGGTTGCGTCTTGCTGTCGCTCCAGTCTTCCCCCAGACGGGCCTCTCGGTCATCACCATCGCGGCTGTCAGTGCTATCATAAACGCTGATACCCTCCACCACTGCCCTGTCATAACCTCGGCTGACCAGCTCGGAGCGCGTCACGATCTGGCGCTCGCCGACAACCGGGCTGTCTTCGATGCGGGTACTGCCCGGGTGAATGAGAAACGATCCCCGCGGAATGGCTTCCAGGCGAATATCAATGCCTGCTTCAATGCGCCGCAGCTTGAAATCATGCCGCATCGCTTCGGGGTCTTGTGCCAGCCGCTCGGGGTCGGTTTCGGCATAGTCCACGCGCTCGATGATCTCAATACCCGGTTCGCCTTCCAGCCCAAGCAGTGCCTCGCTCGGTTGATCGGTGTAGTCGTACACCTTGACCTGCCGGCGGTGATAAGCCACCCACTTCAAGATGCCCGTTTTGACCAGCAAAGCGTCCATGATGGCATCGTGAATGGCTGCCTCGGCACCGCAGCGCGGGATGATCACCTGATTGACGTACTCGGTCGCTTGCGCAGCACCCGCCACATCATCCTGCTCGACCGGTTCGTACTCGACGATTTTATCGTTGGATAAGATGGTGCGCATCACCGACGGCATGATCTTCTTGACGGTAGCCCGGACATCTTTCGATACCGACGCCGACCGCCCCTCGTCAGGCACCAAATCGGGCATGCGGCCATCGTAATAGTGTAAGGCGCGATCGCGGCTCGGCTTCTGCATCTCGCCGTAGCGCTCGCAGTCCGCTATCAAGCGGGCGAGATAGTCAGCGAGCTGGTCGCGGTCTTTAACATCAATAGTGTCCATCACGCCACCACGCGGGGTTTAAAGCGCGGCGTGCGCACTGGTTTGACCGGAGAAAACCCCTCAGCAAAAGCCATAAACGCATCCGCTGCATGCGAATGCTCATCATGCCGCGGCCGGTTCTTCCAGACGCCGTGCCGGTCATCCCAATCACGGCTGTAGTTCTCTAAATGCAGAATACCTGTATGGCAGGCACTCGCATCAAACTCACATTCAGGCAATACGTTGCGCACTGCCTGAATAGTGTGTTGTTTATCTGGCGTCCGCGCCACTACCTCAAAATAAAACCCGACCTCCGCCGCCATCTGGCGAATCGATTTAGCCTCCAGCCCCTGCTTGCGATGCTCGACATCGTGCGGGCCAAAATGCCGCCCGAAGGTCGCGTCTCTCGCCACTCGCCAGCGGTTTAGATAATCGATGTAGTGCGCCATGCCCTCGCCGCTATTCTCGTAATAACCCACAAAACGATGTCGGCCAGCGACCTCCTGGTGCATCCAAATCGCCGTGCTATCCGATACCCCTAAATCCCAAAACGTATTGACCGCTGACCCTGAAACATAGTCAAAATCACCGAGTCGGCCGCGTTGCCTGAGCGCCTGCATGGCTTTGCCAAAATAGGCGCCGTCGCGGGCGCTGGCAAAGGCTTCATCCGGCGTGGAGGGGTATTCTCTCTGAATATCGTCTTCCTGCTCACGCCATTTAAGCACGTACCAGTGCTTCTGATCATCAATGAGCGTAATGCCGTGCTCGTGCCTGAGGTCAGCAAAATACCGCTTCTCGTCTGCTGTCATGCGCACGCGGCTATCCGTTTTATAGCTCTTATCCGCAAACCACGGGAAAAAATGAAATTTCCACTCCATGGCAAGGGGCACCCGCTGCTCATCGGCGATCTTGCGGGCCTGACTGGTTTTGTTATAGAAGTCGCCGCTTTTCCCTGCGGCCGTGCTCTCGATAAAGCCCAGTTGTCCCTGGGCCAGCGTGTTTAATGCACCAGCGCGGATCTCACCCGCCTTGTCAGGCGACTGGGCACATATCTTGCCGTATTCCGAGATGTGTACAAAGTTTTTGGTGCTTGAGCGCAGCGATACACCGACCTCGATGCTGCTGCCGTTAGCAAAGCGCATCTCCAAGGCATTATCGATCGTCACCGTTACCACCTGTCGAATGTCTTTGGGCATCCGCGCATAGGAAAACTTGATACGGTTGAGCAGACCCTTGGCATTATCCAGCGTGTCGGCAACAATACCAGCGTCCAGGTTAGAGTTAAACACACAGCAATCCAGTGCCATGAGAAGAATAAAAGTGGAAAATCCCATCTGACGGGCCTTTAAAATAATATTTAAATAGTGCAGCTCATCGAGCAGCTTTTGCTGTGCCGGGTTGAGCTTAAAAACAACGACTTCACCGTGCTTATCCTCTATGTAGTAGAGGTTATTTAGCCGCCACCGGCGATCTCCCAGCAGCGCCGACGCTTTATTTAGATCGGGTTTTGCCATCGATTTCCTGTAAGACTTTAGCCGTAAAGTTAACGTTAGCTTCAATCGCGCCGCCGTCTTTACCAGTGACCTCGCGACGTTCGCGGTATCGCTCTGGCGCCAACGCTTTTAAGCGAAAGATAAGCAGCGTGTCGGAATAGCGCCGAATGACGCCGCACTGCTCACCGCGAAAGAATACCGGTTCATCGACGCCTTGCAATGCGCGGCGGTCGGCCTCGTTCTCCAGACGCTCAACAGTTATCGCCACGGTATCCAGCCAGCGTTCGTTAAACGCTTCGTCTTTGCGCTTGCGGTGGTAGACGGCGCTGTGACCGTAACCTGCCATTTCGGCCGCCTTCTTGACCGTATAACCTTCCATGATGGCGTTAAAAAACTGGTCATCACGAGCCGGCGTCGGGCTGGCGCATTTAGGCGCGCGTTTTCGGGTGGGTAATCGGGTCGTCATAGTATTGCCTTGATCGCATGACCGACACCGAGTGTCTCAGCCATAACGACAATGCTGGCACCGACAACGAACCATTTGATCTGGGATAGCTCGGTTTGGATCGATTTCAGGGTGACGATGGTCTCATTGACGAGTTCATCGAGCCGTTTGATCTCGCGGTTGTAAAAGTCGATGTCTTTTTTGATGAGCTCGACATCAGTTGTTAGTTTTTCGTTCACAATAAATCTCCAGTCTGTTGATATATTCGTTTCGCCGTTCAATTGCATCAACTAGTTTGCTGTAGGTCGCGTCGCTTAACGTTGCTAATTCGCTGTCGCTGATATGCGGATAAAGCGGTGCCGGCGGGCATTCTGACATGTTAGGAGGGAGACATGTGGAAGTGCAGCCCACCAGCACCAAACTAGTGATTGTCAAAATAATGGCGGTTAGCCTTGTCATCTTCGGCTTGTTCATGCGCTTTGCGATTGTCTTTTTCTGCTTGTCGATCGCGGGCTATCTGCTTTTTGACACGACGATACAGTTTATCGGCTTGTCTTGCAGTGCGCTCAGCATCACTAGCACGACGTCGGTAGTGCAGCAACACAGTGAGCAAAAAGGCGATAGCACTGGTTAAAACCACAGCGGCGTGATCAAAAAGCAGTGTGAGTACATTGTTCATCATTATCTCAAGCCCTCGCGGCGGTCATCACAGCGGGCATAGACGATGTAGGCAAGTCCGGCAAGCGTCAGCGCAATCGCGAGCCACTGTGCATATTCCCCAATTCCTGAAGTAAGTTGATCGGCGCCTGCTTTGATATCGCTTATCTGTTGTAGCCAATTAACGACTTGGCCACTGGCGGCTACGGCGGCACCTTGCAGCGTTCTTGATTTAACCGGATGCTTCACTTCTGCTTGTCGCCAAGTCTTGCTGTCATGTTGTTGCTGTTGTTTGTTGTATTGTTTGCACCATAGCTTGGCCGTCGCTTCGCGGCGCTTGACAAGACCGGCTAACACTTTACCGCCTGCCTTTCGCCATTTTTTTAACTCAGTGGGTACCGCAGCATAGTCGCCGCTATTGAGTTTTTTAAGCAGCGTTGAGCGCTTGAAATTGCCCCAGCCGACATTGAATACAAACGATACCAGGGCATCGAATTGATAGCGGGTCAGCGGCACTTCAACTAGCACCTTGACGCCGTCTTCGGCGTGTTTGACATCCTGCTTTAACAACGCCTCGGCTTGTCCGTGGGTAATGCCGCGATTGAAGTGAATTAACATGTCAATACCGTTATCGTTTAATTCGATAACCCCTGAGGCGATCTCTTCATGCCCCAGCAGACAGCCGTAACCGATCGTTAAGTTGCCAGCGCTATCGCGGTACGGCTTTAATCGCAGTCCCTCAAAACGTTTAATGTGAGCTAGTCCCACCTGGCTAAGTTTGTAGTCATTCATTGGATTCGGGTATAAAAAAAACCCGATACGGTGACCATATCGGGTTTTACAGAACATTAAAATGAAATACTCAAGTGGAAAAGCAGACTTATAAGCACACTTCTCCAGCTTGTGCAAAATAGTATAGTTTGTTGCGCGCAATTTGCAAGTTTTTTACATTAAATCTTTGTAATGTGATTTTGGAATCTCAAAAAACGACGCGGACGTCGGATGGCGATTCCCATAGACCAAACACGGCGCCAAAAAACCCCCTCCCCCCGACCCGAAATCGACCCGGAAAAATATTTTATCCTATTGATTTTATTACTTATTTAAAGATTAACGGACAGACCAGACAAGATAATCTTACAAATAAATAAAAAGCGCTAGCTTTTTGCTAGCGCTTGGTGCTATCTACTCTTTCTAAGCTGCCTGTGCGGCAGTTAATATACCCATATCATAGTACTATTTTCTAAGCTGCTTATACAGCAGTGAATAAACAATAACACGTGCTATGCAATATTCAAACACTTTTGCCGCATTGACAACAACAGCACAAGTTTTTATAATGTATGCGCTAGAAATAGCTAAGAGAGCCTTTTCCGTTTTGAGCTTTCTAATGTGTCGGGTCATTGCGACCCGATATTTTTTTGCCTGTAACAATAATTAATATTATTGTTACATAAAATTGTTGACATTGAGAACACAGTTGATATAATAACATCACTTTCAAGAGAAAGTATTTTTAAAAATCAAAACGGGAAAATCACTATGAAAATCTTATCAATAACTGCTTCTAATGACAGTATAAATACTGAAGAACTTTCAGACTTTTATGTTGTGCGTTTTATAGAAAATGATGTAATTCTATGCTTCAGTTTTATAAAAGACGATGAAAAAGCTGAATTTTATTTAGATACTAACGACAAAAATTATGCACAAACACTATCAATATTAGCTAAGCTAGAAAATGTCAACTTAAAATACGATATAGATTCTTTACAGCATTTGCGATTTGACGAAATAAGTGAAGATGACTTGACGAATGAGCAATACGACTTGCGCAATGAAATTCGAGACACTGCGTCAGTAATAGCTGATGATGTTGTAGAGCATCATGTAAAGAATCTAGAGCGCGAAATAGCTGAGCTTTGTTCAAGCAAAGATTATCTTGCAGATGCTGGTGATGTTCGAGAAAAGCACATTGAGTCGCTTCGTAAAGAATATAAATTATTCGCAGAATAGATTTAGATTGATTGATACACGCGCGAGCACAAAGCTCGCGCATACAAAACGGGAGCAAAACAATGAAATACATAGAAGATATAAACTATATAGTTAGTAGCAAATCACTTTCACACACAAAAGCATGTAATTCGTATAAAGTCGATTTTACGACTGATTTTAACGTTATGTGTTTTTTAGAGTTCAGTAATTATGAAGATGATATATTTATAGTAGAAACAGAAAACACTTATTATTATCAAACTTTATCTATATTAGCAGCAATATTTAAAGTCGATTTATCGACTAAAGATTTTGATTATTATACAGCTAATGCTTTACAGTATTTACACTTTGAAGAGTTAAAAGAAGAAGATATGACGCTTGATCAGATAAAGCTACGAAGATACTTCAGAAATGTTTGTAATGAACTGATAAACGAAGTTAAAAAAGAGCATGCTGAAAGAATAGAAAAAGAATTTGGAGATCTGCAATATATCTTTCATTCTGAATTGACTAAAAAACAAAAGAAACGCATTAAATATTTAGAAAAAAAGTATAAACTTTTTTGTGATGATGATGATTATGCTTCATAAATAATAAATACTGCGCGAGCGTTATGCTCGCGCACACACGCGCACAAAAACATTGAGTAAAGACATGAAAATCAAAAGACATAAAAAAGATGCAGAAGCAGCACAGGATGATGCTGCTCAAGCTGTAGCTGAAACGGCGAATATTCTGGCGGCTAAGGCCAAGGCACTGGCTGATGAGGCGCAAGCCGCTAAAGACAAAGCCGATGAGGTAAAAGACGTCGCCACGGCTGAGCAAGCGTTTGATGATGCCAAGGCAGCTGATGCTACAGCGGATAGAGCCAAAGAGCTTGCTCGGGCCGCTAAAAAAGCGGCAGCAGCAGCAGTTAAAGCCGGCTCAGCAGATCAAGACGTTCAACAGTTAGCTGATGCCGCTGATAAGACAGCAGGAACTGCTAAGAAAACCGCAGACACGGCGAAGGGCATAGCAAAGCAAGCGATGGCGAAGAGTAAATGCAAAAAAGATGCATATATACACACACGCATTGACAGTGAAATAAAAGCACAAGCAGAGCAAAAACTGAAAAAATCAGGCTTAACGCTGTCAATTGCAATAAGAATGTTTATAACAAGTATTGCAAGAAGCAACAAATTAGCAATCGACATTAGTGCTGACAATGACAATAATTAATATTATTGTTACATAAAAAATTATGTGAATACTTTTAAGTGTCTTAAAACGCTTCCTGCGCTGACATGCTGACTAGCGCATCAACATAGAACATCGCTGACTTGAGAAGAGTATCGACTTTTGCTCTGCGTATGCGCATCGTCTTCGCGATTTTCGACACACTAAAACGATAGTAGTAGTGCAGTATCAAAGCTCTGTAACACTTTTCATCGCGCTGTCTGAGCTTCGCTATCGCGCGATCGATCATCATCGCATCATCATCACTGATCAAACACGAATAGCGAGAATCTGAAGACGCAATCAGTTTAGCAAAACACGTCACGCGAGCATGCGCGAGATGCGATAGCGTATCATGTCGCGCCCACACACTCCAACTTTTTAGCAGAAAATCGATATCTATGTTTCTTGTAGTCGCCATATTTTTTTAGTGTCTCGTCTATCGGGGATCGGCCCGCAGATCCCCGATCTCTGATAGCATTTATCTCTTTAGTGATAGATTGCACTTCACTCCGATTAATATTTCAGCCCGCCATCACAGTAAAAATATTTATTTTCAATAGTTTACACATTATAAAGGGGCACTAACTGATTCCGATTAATGTTATTGTTGACCAAGTCGCCCGTATCCATCTCGATTAACGCTCTTTCAATTTGTGTAGGTGTCATAGCGAGCGCAGGCGGATCATTTAACAACTCACGAAACAGCTGCTCTGTTTCTGACTGTCCGTACCGAACCATTGTTTGCCTCGCACTGTAAGTAACAGCACGGTCTTCCATCTCAGATTGCGCTTGTTGTAAAAAGTCTTTTGATTTCATTTATTTATATCTCCTGTAAAAGTAAAGGTAACACTTTAGTAACACCAAGTTTTTAACAGTGTCGTGGCTGAAAACCTTGTGCTGTAAGTGTTTCAGCAAATTTTAAAAAAAAAGTAACAGGTAACACTTATTTAAAACATATATATAGAAATAAAAAATATAATTATCTCTCGCGTATTAGTTAAAAATAAGTGTTACCTGTTACCTTTTTACAATAAGTATTTGTTTTAAAAAGATTTGTTCTAGTAACACATGCTTTTTTAACTGTTACTGAGTGTTACCTTTTTTTTATATTCAAACACCACATGACACTATGCTTTCCCTCATTTTCTCGTTAGTTGTGTCCGCTCCCGGAACTAAAACCCAGGGTCTAACAGGATTGATTCCCGGCACTTTTAACTGCTTGCTAATGCGTTCTGCATGATGCTGTAATAGTTTTGTCAGCTGTCCTTGTTCAACGTTTGTTTCAAATTCATCCTTGTCTGATAGTTTTTTCATCTCTCGAACAATCTGTTGAAAAGTCATGACTGGATAATGTGGGTTCTCCATCAAGTCCCAGAACAGCACTTCAGTTTCCGTCCGGTTGTTATGAATCATGCGTGTGCGGGCTTCGGTGTCTATTGAGCGTTTCCAGTTAAAGCTCGATAGGTCACGAGTCATTAAAAAGTTGTAGAGCTGAGTAACGCCGTCAGATTCAAGCCATGCGTATAGCTTGTCGTAGTATCTTTCGCTTCTAGGCTTGTGCGGATTCTCAAAAACATTGATACGCCTGTCCTGTGTCGTCAAAACCAAAGCGTCAGGATGATTAGACATGAAGAAGAAGTTTGTAAAAACTTTCTGGGTTTTCTTGCCACCGTATTTCAAATTAACTTCTAGATAGGGTTCGGTGAGTCTATCGCGTATCTTGTCCGACACGGAAAATCGCTTGTTGCCTTCTTTCACTTCTTCAATCGCGCAGACAATGCTTTTATTCAGATAATCTTGATAGGCTCCCGCGCTACATTCGCCTGATAGCGTGTCCATTTTTGTTCTACTGCAGTTCCATTGCCCCAATAACTTACCAAGCAGTTCAACGACCCAACCCCGCCCCGTGCCATGTTCTACTGATACATGAAGCGGAACTACCTTACAGCGACGTTCTGGATACTGAAGATTGAAAGCCATCCAGCTTATGAACCATTCTTTTTCTTTTGGTTTAGGGAACAAGTATGTCATGTGATCGAAGAACACTACTAGTTCACTGTTGCTGTCAGTTTCGGCAAATTTTGGCATATGGAATTCGTTAATCCAGTCAAGGCCATAAGCGTCTGTCACTATGCGACCTTCTCTGGGTGTGTATTCTGTGCCTTCGGCTGATTTTCGCCTGGGGTGAACAAGCCAAGTCTTCCATACCGGGTCAAGTTTTGTTTTGTCTGGGTCTTGCTGGGTGGGGGTGGGTATCTCGTGACGAACGTTTGCTGTGCGATTTTTGAATTCATTTAGTCTCGATAGGCAGCAATGTGACGGCTTGTTAATATCACAAACTCGGTCACCGTCTTGCACATAGATATAACGATCAAGAAAGGCACCCACCAAGTCACCTTGTTCCTTGTCGTTGGTAACCCGTGCCATGCTTAGAATAGTTGCCGCTGTGACTGGCTCTTGCCGCAAGTTGGCTTCAAATGTTTGCCACTTGGTTTCTATCTCGTGAGCACGGTATTTGCTACTCGTCTTGCTCCATCCGTCCCACAACTCAAAGCCTGTAGCATCACCGCTGTACTGGTGATACAAGGCCATGCCTACTCTTACCCACTGATCGTAGCCTTCAGCGTTAACATTTTTCAGTGCTACCTTGAGCTGCTCAGTTGTGATATCGGCTTTAGGCTTGATGTTTGCTAGCAGTCGTACCTGCTGTTTAACATCATCATTTTTGCTAGCCCCCGAGTGTCCATCTTCTATTTTTTTCCAGTGATGTGGTACGATACGCTCGAAAAAATCAACGAAAGCCCGTGCCTGTTCAGCGGTCAGCAAAGGCAGGTCGTTCGGCAACACATCAACTATCGACTTATCACCGAACCACTCGTATGGTCTTTTAGTTATCGGATGCTCAGCGTAAGCAACAAACTGCTGACCATCACCCAGCACTTCAACTTGATGCACACGCTCTTTCTCATCGCGATACTTTGCACTCGTTATCTTTGCGAACGGCTGCTCGCAGCGATACACAAGCAGCAATTTAGGCGCTTGCCCGATGCGCTTGACTGTCGTGCCAATGTGCTTGTGACACCAACTTGCTAGCTTATGCACAATAGCACTATCATAGACATCGATATCGATCGCCGGCGTCTGTCGCGTCAACAATCCCACCCCGCCATTTGCAAAGCCGTTAGCAAGCCATTGATCGACATGCTCGCGTGTTGCTTTGATCTTCGCCCAGGCGCCCAGGCCTTTCGGATACTTGTAGCCTCGCTTTATCGGTACTATCAGATAGCGTCTATCAACCATTGCATAGCCGTACTGTTTCAAAAAACTTGACTTTTCAGATATTTTCATGATAAGATATATTGTGTGATATAAGATATATTTGTGTGTTCGATTGACTCCGAATAAGCCACCTGCCCCGCTATCGCTAGCGGGGCACTTTTTAATTCAGCCTGTGCTGCGCAACAATCGACTGCCGCAGCGCCGTTAGCGCTTTAATCGCATCATCGATTTCTTGCTGACACGCTTCGACTTCTCTCAACGTAAAACGACCGTCGCTCAGCGCTTCATCAATCGCTCGCACAACATCGCCGTGCTCGCGACTTGCAGCCAGCACGGTTTCTAACAACCCGGCTTGTGGCAATTCATCAACGCTCGCTAATTCGATGCCGATAGCTCGATGAATGCTGTTGTTACTCGTGATCAGTTGAATAGCTACCGCTTCTCGTAAAGTCAGCTTGTGAAACTCGGATTGCGGATTCGCTTTGTTGAGAAGCACTTGATGCGACATGCCAAGCCGCTTCGCAATAGATTTAGCAGAGATCGCTGAGCTGTGAACTGTGTCGTAAATCGCTTGATCGATATGATCCATGTGTGCCTCCCGTATAGTTAAACGTGTTTTTTACTGCGCTTGAGCGTACGATGCTTCTCATAAAGCGAAGCGTCATAGACTAAAATCCCCCCGGTGATGCGCTCGAGCTTCATCGCTTGTTTTTCTGGAATGATATCGGGCCACTGGTACACAGCTCCGTTCGTGATGTTGAGTATAGCTGCCAGTTTCGCACCGTTACCGAAAAACGCTATGGCGCTGGATTTATACATGATAGTTTCTCAATAGTATTAGTAGTTTTCTAATTATATGTAAAGAGTTATCTCTTGTCAAACTATAGTAAGATTAGTCAAATGAATATAGGTGAAAGAATTAAACAGCAGCGAAAAAATCTCAAACTGACGCAAAAACAAGTTGCCGACGAACTAGAAATCACCCCAGGAGCAGTGACACAGTGGGAAACAGGGATGACAGAGCCCAAAAACTTATACAAATTGAGCCAGGTTCTTAAATGCAGCCAGGAGTGGTTGTTAACGGGTAAAGAAAAGGCATTAACTCAGCAGTCAAATTCCGGAATAACTCAATTTGACTGCTGGGAGCCCGGAGATAAGCTAAAAGATGACGAAGTAGAAATACCGTTTTTTAGTGAAGTTGAACTTGCAGCAGGCAGCGGCACTTATGCTGTTCGTGAAATTCCGGGTAAAAAACTAAGATTTACTAAGGCTACACTACGCAAGTGTGGTGTTTCTCACGCATCCGCTGTCTGTGTCCATGTCAGCGGTAACAGCATGGAGCCGGTGCTCCCCGACGGCGCCGTTGTCGGCATAGATACATCAGAAACAAGCGTTAAGGACGGGAAGATGTACGTACTCGATCATGGTGGTCTGCTTAGAATAAAAGTCGTATATCGCATCCCCGGCGGCGGTCTAAAACTTCATAGTTTTAACCACAGCGAGTACCGCGATGAAGTTTACAGTGATGTTAAAGTTCAGAACATCCGCATTATCGGGCGGGTATTTTGGTACTCTGTTTTACTGTAGCTGAGCAGGCAGTTAACAGGTGTCATGCTTTACACTAGCTTACTGCTTTATCTAAGACACTTCTAGCAAAGTCATTCAAGCTCATATGATTAAGCTCGGCAGCGTTAGCTATTTTTGCATGAAGTTCAGGCGGCAGGCGAACGATAAACTTGCCCGAATAACTCTTTTGAGGTCGTTTGCCGATTTTCTCACAATGCGCTAAATAATCATCCACTGCATCAATAAAAGCCGTTTTTAGTTCTTCGACACTATCCGCTTCAAACGTAATAATATCTGAAATCCCTGCAATACGACCAACAAAAACATCGCTATCTGCTTCAAACGCAACGGCAGCTTGATAACCTCTGTGTGTTAAGTTTTTCATGGTGTGACCTTAATAAGCTCCAAAAACTCTTTGACGATTCTAACAGCATACGGTTTGGTTTCTTTCTGAGGATGCGGGCGGTGGAAAGCCACGGTATGACCTTTAAAATCAAACTTTACCCGCGAACCTCTACCCTCGGTTACCTCACAACCTAACGCGACCAGTAGTGCCTCAATATCTGACCACAGAATATTTTTAGGCGTCGGTTTTGAAAAGACACATTTGAGTGTCCTTTTCTGTCTGCTGTTCATGCAATTATAGTATCATATTTTGGTATCTAAACAAGTTTTTTAAATTACCCCCTCAACTACGTTAAAAAAAATTTAATTAAAAAGTTAGTTTTCTGTTGATATTTAAAATCAGTTTGCTATTATGTGCTAACTCAAAAAGAAATGAGAAGAGACTAAAAATGAATACTAACACAGCAAACAAAATTGAAGCACTGCAATTCAAAGGCTATGAATTCGATAAAATCGACTATTTCGATTTTATCGATGAAGTCATCGCAGAAAAGAACATGCGTTTTCAGAGCTATACACATAATGCTTGCAATGAGCAACGGCGCGCGGGTTACGAGATTACGATACAAAGAGGTTTATTAGCTGAAATAGAAGGAGAGCTTTTCAGCAATGAGTGTACGCATTTAGATGACTTTCTGCTTGCAAGAGATATAGAGCAGCAAAGCGCTGAAGATATTAACGAAAAATACAGCTTTGCAGTTGAGTGCAAAGGTCGCTACGAAGACTACTATGGCGCCCTGCCGCGCACGGCTTAACATGAAATCGAGGAGGGATAACATGAAAGACTTAATCATAAAAATCAATAGTGAAGTCATCACGCAAAATGCAACTGAGTTTGCAAAAGACGTTGATGTATATTTAGAAACATTGCCACAGGAACTCAAAACAGATGGTGATTTTGGACTTGCTGAGACTGAGATCAAAAACATCAAAGCGATCGAAGTTAAAGCGAAGCAGACGCTCAGCGATGTGATCAATGGCAACGCAGATGTTGAGATGATTATCTCAACGGCAAACGAAGCAATGGAAAAACTGCGCAAGACCCGACTTAATTACGAAAAGCTGGTCAAGGCGGAGAAAGAAAAGCGCAAGCATGCGATCATCTATGAGCCAATTGCTGCAATTGAAAAGACGTTTTATCTCAACACGCCGGCACTTAAGTTGCGCTTGTCGTTTGATGCTTTACAGCAGCGCATTATCGATGCAAGTAAAAATAGAAAAACGATGTCATCAATTGAAAAAGCAGTTAATACCGAGTTTGCAAGTATAAAGGTCGAGATGCTGGCAGAAGTCAACGACTTGAACGAGCGTATAGCGTTGATACCTGATGGATATGCTCACTTATTTCCCGATAAAGTTGAATTGGTCAGTGGGCATGGTGATTTGCGTGCGATAGTTGCCGAGCGCCTGGCGCAAGAAGAAACCCGCAATGCGAAAGTCAAAGCAGAAGTCAAAGCAGAAGTTAAAGCAGAAGTTAAAGCAGAAGTTGAGGCGAAAGCCCGAGCCGAGGTAGAAGCCAATGCAAAGGCCCAAGCAGAAGCCAAAGCAAGGGCTGATGCGGCTTTATTCAAGACATCGGATGAGCGAAAAGAGCAGTTTATGATCACGTTTACTATTGATACAACAAAAGCCAATGCCATCGCCATTGCGCAAAATATCAAAGCGCAATACGGCAATGCACGGCTTAAACAACTCGCGGAGGGATAACATGAACGAAAACAAAAAACTAAAAAGTCTATCGAAAATCGACGACGTTATCATCGACGAAGAAGAGAGACATATCGTCGAAAACGCGGTTATAAGCGGGTTTTATGCGCTTTCGGCACACGAGACGAACATGCTGCATCGTATCATCGAGAGATTACACAACGCTTTAAACAAATGAGGACACTAACATGCTAGAAACAAAAATTGACAAATTGACCAAAGCTATTGAGAAGCTGACTGCATTGATGTCAGAGAACAGAATGGCGCAAACAGTTGATATATCACTCGCTGATACCGCGGCACCTGCTCCGACACCTGCTCCGACACCTGCTCCGACACCTGCTCCGACCTCGCACATGCCAACGGCAGAGACGCAGCACTGGACGTACTTAAGCATTTCAACGCGCGGAAAGTCGGCGATGTTGACGCTGCAAACTACAGCGCAGTGATTGCCACAGCGCAGCAATATAGTACTGCAGGAGCGTTATCATGAATAAACAGCACGCTACATTGAGCGCATCGGGCGCTCACCGTTGGCTTGTTTGCGCTGGCTCAGTCGAGCTTGAAAAACAGTTCCCCAAGACAACGAGCGATTTTGCGGAGTACGGCACTGCTGCGCACGATCTCGCTGAACGTTGCTTAACAGAAGACGTTCAAGCTGGCAAGTTTGCAGGCCAGAAATTTAATGGTTTTGAAGTCGACAGCGAGATGATAGCTGCTGTCGATGACTATCTCGACTACGTTCGTGGACATAGAGGCACACGCTTTATCGAGCAGCGCGTTGAATATTCGAACTTTGTGCCCGAAGGTTTCGGAACGTGTGACGCTTTAGTTATTGACGGCAATAAGGCAGCGGTTATTGACTTAAAGATGGGTAAAGGGGTTAGAGTTGATGCTAAAGATAATCCTCAGTCGATGCTCTACGCACTTGGTGCGTTAAACGATTTCGACTTTGTTCTCAGCGATGTTGACAATTTTAAGCTCGCGATCGTGCAGCCACGGCTTGATCACATCAGCGAGTACGAGATAAGTCGCAAAGACTTGCTAGCGTTCGGCGAATATGCCAAGCGACGTGCTGCGCTGGCACTAGCTCCTAATGCTGAATTCACGCCTAATGAGAAAGCCTGCAAGTTTTGTCGCGCCAAAGCGACATGCCGCGCTCTTGCTGAGCACAACTTATCAATAGCCGCAGAAGGTTTCAGCGACATTCAAACGCAGATCACAACTAAACGCCTGGACGTTTTAAGTAACGACGATATCGCTCAGCTGCTACCGCAGTTCGACAGTGTATCGTGCTGGATCAGTGCAGTGAAAGCACACGCGCAAACAGAGCTTGAGAACGGGCGAGACATCCCTGGTTACAAGCTCGTAGAGGGTCGATCAGTACGCAAATGGCGCGATGAAGCCGATGCCGAAGTAGTACTACGTCGATCAAAGCTGAAAGTCGCCGATATTTTTTCTAAAAAATTGATTAGCCCAACCCAGGCAGAGAAGCTGCTCGGCAAGGGACACCATATCATGACAGAGCAGGTGGTCAGACCACAAGGTAAGCCGATCATTGCCCCTGCCGGTGATAAACGCCCATCGTTGGAAGTCGATCCGACGGCGGGCTTTGAAAAAGTAACACGTAATGGAGAATAAAAATGAGTGACAATTTAATGATGATACACAACGCGCGGGTAAGTTTCCCGCATCTGTTCACCAATCCAGTTATCAACGGAGAGGAGGGTAAATGTGGTGCGGTGCTGATGCTCGATCTCGGCACGCATAAGCAGACGATAGCCGCACTTAAGCAGCAGGTCGAAGCATTGATAAAATCGAAGTTTCAGGGTCGTAAGCTGCCTGATGATAGGCTCTGTTTGCGCCGGGGAGAAGATAAAGCGCGAGCTGAGTATGACGGCTATATCGTGCTATCGGCTAATAGTAGAACAAAACCCATCGTTATCGATGCAACAGGTGCTGGTGTTATTACGAGCGAGGATGACTGCAGGATATATGGCGGTTGCTATGTCAATGCCAAGGTTCAACTTTGGGCGCAGGACAACAAGTACGGCAAGCGCATTAACGCTGATCTTATCGCTATTCAGTTCGCCGCTGACGGCGATCCTTTCGACGACTCATATGTTAGCGTCGATACAGCGATGGAGGGTTTCGCCGCTGCCGGGGAACTGAGCACGAGCAATACGAGCGGCGAGGATATGAGCTTTTTAAGCGCGTTTTAACGTATCAATCTGCGGTTTGAGAGGTGGGGGGTGGGACTGATGAAAAATATGTGGAGAAAACGATGACATTAGATGGTTTATACGATAAGCACGTTACCAACCTGCGCTTGGGTGAGATTATGTGTCGCGGCAACGCTGTTGAAATGGTGCAGGTACTATTTGATGTAGATAGCGATACCTATATACAGTTAGTAATTTGCAGCGATGATGTCGACTGCCCTTGGCGTTTTACGTTTAACGACCGTTTAGACAATACCACACGCGATATCGTGCGACGATACGGGCCTGACGTGGTCGAATCAGGTTCAGTATTGGCGTTATGGGCACAATTCGTTCACCGCCTTCGTAGAGATATTATACAGTTGTTGGAAGGTGAACTCGGCGCTGTTGGTGCTTAAATGATTGCTGAAAACACACACTTTATAAAATTAAATAGTGTTCATTATTTGACATACGTTATAAAGTTACGATATAGTAAGAATGAATGATCCTACTATCTCTAATCAGAGAATCAAAACTGCGGTATTTAAACTAATCAAAGAGGAGGTCATCATGACTATTCTGTCTGTTTTTCGGTTCAATTCAAATAAAATCCGCGTCGTTTCTGACAACAACTTAAAATCCTGACCATGATCTGTAATTTGAGTCCGCCGCCCTCTTTGGTGGCATTTAAATTAACCAATCATGGAGGTCATCATGACTAATCAATCTAATTTTCGATTCAATTCAAATAAAATCCGCGTCGTTTCTGACAACAACTTAAAATCCT